TGAAATTGGGCATAAGCTTGTCCAGTATTGCTCGACCAAATACTTACGGTCGCCAAAGTCCCTGTTTCTATACCGTCAAAATTTCTTCCGTAAAAGTCTCCCCATCTTTTGCTAGTTGCGATTCTTCCAAGCTCGTTCTTTTGACCAGAAATTGGATATAGAGCCACGCCATCATCCACTACGATGCCCGATGTTAAACTGTTGCTAGTTTCCCATTTTGCATAACGACCAGCTTTACCATGACCTGTCGGAAAAACACCTGTCTCATGATCTCCGACAAATTGACCGGTCATGTCCTGATCGACAAGATTTCCGGTCATGTTTATGTCAACGAAATCTCCCGTTTCGTTTTCTCCCACGAAAACTCCCGAATTGAAATATTCCAAAGCGTCTTCAGCTGTATTGACTCTGAGAATATTCCCAACGTTGCCCTTATCATTCGGCGTATCTGTTAATCCGATAAAAGTTCCCGTATCTGATTTTAATTGATAAAGACCAGTTAGAATTTCCTTTCCGCTCTGATATATTTTTCCGCTTACATCAATGCCCGGATCAAATACGGTTTGCCAGCCAGAAATTAAAAAGTTTCCGTCAGTTCCCCCTTTTGGAATAAGTTGTATAGTTTGTTTAATATCGGCTTCAGATTGTCCATCTGCAAACCATAAAGCTGTATGTTCTTTATTTGATCCGTAATTGTAAAACATAACCCCAGAGTGAGAGCTTATTCTTACTCTTCTAGCTCCTTTTATATCCAGAGTTTCTCCCGCGCTGGGGCCAACAACGTTTATCATATTGGCACTGCTTTCGCCAAATATTAAATTCCGCGGCGCAGAAATCGTAACGTCGCCACTAATGATTCCGCCGTATCTTTTGTCTAGAAAATATCCCGTACCTAAATTAAGATCATCTGAAAAAACTAAAGCTGTTCCGTCGCTATTCCCCACCACAAACATATTACCGCTTATTCCGCCGGGAGTATCAGTCAAACCGACAAAAGTGCTTGTGGAAGCCTGAATGGCGTTTGCTACGTCTCTAACATAAGCGTTTCGACTTACCCCCGAATTAGCTATAATCATCAGAGCTCCAGTCGGTACTGGAGATATGCCTGAAAGTTGAGATATTTTTTTATTTGGCATTCCTTATTCCTTTAAATATATACACTTTTTAATAGAGGGGCATGTAATTCGTTACTACCAACCCGCTTGATTGCTCCAACTCTAAATAAAATCTTTCAAAATCTCCTGTACCTCCGTCCATTAGTCCTGTAGTTTCCAAAAGATGAAAGTCTTCCAGTTCTCTATCTGATAAAAACCCACTCATAAAAAGCCCTTTGGATAAATCGTCGGGATCTATTTCTGTGCTAAAATTCGCCGAAAATTGCTTATTCTCCCCTATTGCAGTCGTATAAGAAAATTGATCCAATTTTGCCCTGTTGAAGAAATACTTAATTAGCGGTTCGGTTCTGGTTTCGAAAGGAACTGTTCCCGCTTGAATCGGTTCTCCCGTTTGGGGAGTATCGCACGTTTGAGGCATGTCTAAAGTCACAGTGAAATTGTAATCTTGATTTAAATTGATCAAATCAATTAAAGATCCTGAATTCATCCCTGAAACTATTCCGTTTATATTCAAGCTGACCGGTGCGGTGAAATTGACTTTTCTAGTTAGCGGAAATTTGTAACCCAAATTGTTTTCTGTTCCCCTAGGTATGTCGAAAGAGATTGAATAAGATTCCAAATGTAAAGAATCAAAATCTATTCCCAATCCAGAAAAAGAGTCTACGGTAAAATTAATATCTCCCGGTCTGACTACGGATACCGGATTTCTTTCTACCCTTCTCGGTATCGAACAGTGCATATCTTCGTATTGATTTCCGCTTTTCGGATCTATCATCGGACTTGAGAAGTTGTCTCCGCTTGTTTCGAACATTACGTTTTCCGCGACGTAAGAAACTTCTACTTTCGGAATCCTAGCGACCGCAGCTTCTGTTTGGTAAGATGTCATGTAACATCTACCAAAAGAGATAACATTATATCCCGTAGCGTTAGGATCTATAGTTTCCTGAGGATCTCTTTCTGTTAATATTTCCGGTTTGGCCCCAGTATAAAGATCGCTGCCATCTCCCCTGACTACCAAGTAAAAATTTTTCCTGTCTCGATATGTTCTCGCTGGGAAAAACGGATCATAAGTTCCCGCCTCGTAATAATAATTTTTATGTTCTTCTTCGTCTACGAAACCAGAAAGAATTGTATGTCCTGTATTGTTAGAAAAGAACGGAGCGCCAGAGAATGGTTCTTCGAATTGAGGATAATTGACGTACAAACCCATCTTAGATTCATTAGATAGATCAGCTACAAAATAATTAAATGAAAAATTAACCTGAGGAGGGTTTATTATAGGTCTCCCCAGAACAGACCTAGTGTTTAATTGATTGATCTGCGTGTGAGGTATGGATATATCGTACGCTAGAGACTGAACTCTATCTATTTGTTTTATTAAGTTGTGGGTTAATAATGGATTTGAATAATCATCGTGAGGATTTTCACCAATATAACTTAAAAAATTATTTCCAGATGGCCCTATGAAAAGTCCCTCTACATTGTATATTACTCTTGACATTATTCAGCATCATATTTGCTACAATGTAAAATACCTGCTAGAAAATCATCTACTTGATGTTCGTAAGCTATAGACTGTATCTCTTTCACTCTCTCCTCGTTTCTATCAATTGGTTCCGCAGCATAACGTCCCGCTTTAGCTAACCAGTTTTCCGGATCTTCGTTTTGTATAACTATGTTGGAAATTTGTTGAGCTATTTCCTTTTGATGTTTATTTAAGCGTTTCCTGCTGTGCAGGTGTCTTAATGCCGCTTCCACTTCCGTGTTCAACTTGTCCGCCAAGTTAAGGTTATCTTTAATTTTAGTTAAACTAAATTTTATTTCGGATGAAGCTTTGAGTCCTATTGGTTTTTTTGTATCAGTCTCTTTGGGTCTTCCCGTACCCTCTGGTCTCCCGGCCTGTTTGGGTACTGGCTTTTTGGCTGGTGTTCCTACTTGGGCGGGCTCCTTTTTGCCCATTATCGGTTCGTAAAAACCCTTGTCTTTAAGTTGTTTAAATTTCTCCTGAGATAATACAGACTCCTCTTCCGTCGGCATCCTGCCAGATTCGATTGCGTCGATTCCTTCCTTGGGAGTGAGAACGCCCAGTTCAATCAGCCTACTATAAACTCTAGCGTAAACTGAAGTGTCTTTCAAATCTAAATCTTCAAAATGAGGAGTCGGATAATTTTTAAAGCCCATAACTTTCGAAATTCTTTTCATTTCGGGAACAAGAAAATCATTTATAAATATCTTTCTTCCTTCGTTTAGTCTTTCCATGAAGACTTGAACTTTAACGCTGGAGTTCGAAAATTTTTCGTCACTAAGAAGGATGTTGTTTAACCCCATTTGTATGTCGTGATTTACGACTTCGTATTTTTTCGGATCTAAAATTCCAGCTATATCAGGGACCACGAATTTGGCTTGGGTTGTGTAATCAGAAATTAAAACTCTTCCCACAGATTCGTTCTCAAAAAGTTTCTGCATAGCGACAAGATTTTTTTGGTTTACTCCTCCTTTCTCCGGGTCTGTTCCCATCGTAACTAACAGAATGGCTTGGTTCGTGGTTCTGGTCAAAGCCATGTCCATTTTCTTCATCTCCTGCTTCCAGTTTATGTCTTCCAGAACTGGATAGCCCATGGGGACAGAAAAAGGTTCATAATCTTGTTTTTTATAGAATACTGCTGTTATTTTTTCGGCCGGAAGAGGTATCGTAACTGAATTAAGATGAAGTTTTCCTTTATCTCCTTTGATTTTTTTTCGGGTTTCCGGATCTAGATTTTCAAGCACCTGAATATCCTCTTCTGTTCTGGGGTTCCGAAGCCTTTCCAGTTCGTAATCGGTTAGTACTTTTTGGAACTGACCGGAAGAGAAAGTTATATTTCCGGATATTTGAATATCAGCAGGGTTGAGAATTATATATTTTACCGGAAGAGAAAAAGACGCATCGTTTTGGATTCCAAATGTCTGGGTCATTCTGCCAATATCTTTTTTGGATAGGCTGGCGTCAAACCGATGAATAAAAACATTACCGGATCTATAGTATTCCCTGAAGAATCTGCTTTGAAGGCTATTTATATTAATTTTAGAAAATAAAGCTTCGAAAAAATCTCTAGATTTTGAGCTCCCTCCAGTCAGGTACATGTCGGTCATGGAGAATTCGGTCATTAAATCTATAGTATTTCTGAAGACGGAGAAATTATAATAAGCTTTCTGACAAAGGATAATGGTATCCCTTACGTCCAGACTGGAATTATTCGCCATCCCTTGGGAATATTTAAATGGAATGATACCATCATCGATGTTTTTATAACGGTCTGTCCTTTCAATAGAGCCCGATCTATTACGTCTCGATCTAGTTGATGCGAAAGATTCCTCAGGGGCGATACCAGCCATTAAAGGCTCCTTAAGGGAATTTTCCAGCTTAGGTTTTCTACTTACAGCCATAATTACTTTAATTTTACACTTGTTATACCATTCTTGGAATAAAAGTTGAATTAACTTCCTCTACTTTTAAATTTTTCATGTCATTATAAGCTTTGACTGCCCAATTAGCTAACATTAATGAAGTATAATTGTCTTTTCTGGCTCTGTTTGCCGAAGTACTTCTTTTGAGATGCTGGGGAAGATCGAAAGTTTGGGTTCCCTTCGGGGTAGTTTTGACCTCTATTAGGGCACATTGTCTTTTCGTTTGATATATGAGATCGTCTTGAGCTTCAATCAATTCTCCCATATCTTTAAACTGGGTTAGCTTTAAGGGTACTCTCACCGAGGAAGCTGTGGAGAAAAAGCTTCCGCAAGCCGCTGTTCTCGAAGCGAAAAATATTCTTTTATGGTCTATACAGGACTGAAGATATTCGTTTCCATTTCTGATAAAGTCAGAGCTGAACACTTGCTTAAAACAAATAACATGATTTTTTAGATTATATTCTCTTTTGACTCTCTTTAATTCCAGTTCGTAATCTACACCTAATTTTTCAGTATTAAAATCAAAAAACTTAATTTCAATACCAGCCCCTCTAAAAAGTTCCGATTCATTTGCCCCATCTATAAATTGATACCCGGCGTTGTCAATAATTATCATTTTTATATTAAAATGTTTATAAAGATAAAAAAGATATTTTATGTGATCTTTCAAATCTCCTCCAGCAACAGCATAAGCGTGAACTAAGGTGTAAGAATCTTCATTTAATTCCATAACCGACATCGCAAAATAATCCGAACTCGGACTGTTACTGAAACTTGGGTCAATAGCTAAAATATATTCCTTGTCAGAGCTTCCTGCTATTTTTGTATGTGGAGCTTCGCCATCAAGAACAGTACATTCGTGCATTTTTTTAGCGCTAAAGTAACTATCGCTGCCATCTGTAAATTGAGCGCAATATTCTCTTTGAAAAGAAGAATGAGATTCTCCTCCAGATCTAGCTTCTTCTATAATAGTTTCATCAATCATGTCTTCGGGAAGAGAGCGGTATCCCATTTGGGATACAAAGTAATTGGACTGAAGAATGTCATCAGAATAAATATTACCCATCCACTCTTTATAAGTTTTATAGAGGTTTTCAAAACTGTAACTAGCAGAGGACAATGCAATCATTTTTGAATTATTTTCAAAAACCATTCTATCCTTCTCTTTCATTTTCCCCTCTGTGATCAAATTGTCTTCGATTTCTCTTATTTTGATTCTTTCCGCAATATCTTGAGGAGCTACTAAAAATGGCATAAGCACCGTTCTTATTGTGTCTTCTGGTAAAAGCATAAACTCATCCAAAACAAGGATATTAGCACGAAAACCACGAATCTTTTCTCCGCTCAGAGGGATTGCTGTAATTGTCCCTCCGTTTATTCTCCATTCATGTTGATCGTTACGTTTAGATTTCGCACCAAAAGCGTGAGCTAACATTTGAGCTTCTTTTGATTCAACTATTTTTTCTATATTATTGAAAATAAATCTAGCTGTACGAAAAGTCGGACCCGCAATCAATATCTTCGTGCGAGGTTCGAAGATGCACTGGAGAAAACAATAAATGGCCGCAATAAAAGTTTTACCACATCCACGTCCCCAAATGCACATATTAAAGTTTCTATTGAAGAACGCCTTAAGTGTTATTTCCTGATAAGCGGCCAACTTAACTCCGGAAACTAATTCCGTAGTGAAACCTAAGTTAGCCCTCAAAAACCTAGCTAAAGAAATTTTAGCTTGTTTATCTTCCAGCGACCCTTTCAGCTGGAGGAATTGTTCATTTACGTTTTCTAATTTTCGGGAATATTTTTCCGGCTCATACCACATGTTAATCTAAATCATTCATAAGGTTTTCGAATCATAGGCTAATTGTAAATCTATATCTTTATATTCGCAATTACTAAAGAATATTCTTTTCATTACTCTAACTGATTCAATACGATCTTTTACGAAAAGAAACTGAATGTTCGGGTATTCTTGAATAACTGATCTTATATTATGAAAAATATGTTTGGGGTTAGTCCTAACTCCCTTTTTGTAGGTTCTTTTTAACTTGTTAAAGACGAGACTGGAGGAGAGATCGTTTTCTACTAAAATAATCAAATTGGCTCCTTCCTCTTCGGACCTTTCTATTTCGTTGCAAAAACGTTCGTACCCCCCACTTAACGTGCCTATTAGATCTTGAATAGATTTTCTTTCTATATAACAATTACATGTCAACTCTTTATTACTTAAACAATAGTCTCCATATTTTAAGCCCTTAACTTCTGTTGGGTAGTCCGGTATTTCTAGGGGCTGATGTTCTCTTGTGTCTATATATATTTTATATTTCTTTTCATCGTCGGGAATATAACTCATGGGGCTGTTAATTTTTTTATATTTAGGTTCAAGCCCTATGCTTCGGCAGAGCTCTTCATAATCGCCGAAAAGTTTTTCGTAATAACCCACCGATGGAGACATAAGGGATCTTAATTCAACTTGGCTCGGAGCAAATTCTAGATCCTTCTTTTTTTTTCTTTCCACAAGAAACTCTTTAAAATAACTTTTCGCAATGCTGGGATTTACCGAGCTAAGCCATTTTTTTAGATTGTTTTTATTATTGAAATCGGAAGAAAAATAATTTTCTTTATTTATGAAATTAATCAATTGATCATCATACCTGTCTCTTCTTGGGAAATATTTATGATAATAGTCCTTGATTTTTAATTTGTGAACTTTAAGGTGGGAATGCAAATTTCTTTCGCCCACAAAATTTTTGCTACACTCTTTGCATTTAACCATTTAAAACCTCCTCTTCGGTTATTCCCATGATGCGGCATTTTATTTCGTCCATAGAAGAAAGATTTTCGATTTCTTTTTTTAAGGTTTTTTTTCTTAAATCGGCGAGTTTTATCATTTTAACTCTAGTTTCCTCTTCTTTCCAAAGCTCCACTAAATTCAATATAGAAGCGTTCTCTTTGATTTGTTTGCTCAGTCTATGACTTCTTTTTTCCTTGAGCTCATTGAGAAGTTTGGTTTGTCGGTTAACGCATTGGTTGTATTCTGTTTGGGCTGTGCTAATAGATTCCACAAGGCTCATGGCCAATCTTTTTCCCTCTGTCTCTTCAGCGGCTTGATCCAATAGCTCCTGAAGACGTTCAACTCTTATTTGAATATTAGAAGCTATGACAACTTCGGCAGAAAGTACAATGTATTGATCTACTTCTTCTTGAGTCAAATCAGGCTTATCGTTCGTGTATCTCACGAAACTGCTTTCGAAAAGTTCTCTTTTTTTTAGAGAGTTGTAATTTGATATTTGATGCAAAAAACGATAAGTATGCATGTAGCCAATTAATTTAGAAATATTTTTCCTATCCGAAGCCCTGAGATTGTTTTTGTCTATACTCTCGTGGACGTATTTATTGATTCTGGCGATAGCTTTCAGCTCGCTTTTAGGGGGAGTATAATCAGAAGGGGAAACTTCTTTAATTATTTCGGAAAGAACCACTTTGTCATCAATAGTTTTTAAATAATCGCTTACCGCCCTGTATCTGCAATCTAGAGGAGCTATGCTTTCATCAAAAAGTTCTCTAGCCATGTCTAGAGCTTTCATGGTGGAACAGTTATTGTAGATATACTCTCTCTCCTCTTCTCCTAATTCATATTCTTTTTTGATATGAATAGATGTTACTGAAGCTTTTTTACCCTTCGAAGCCAAATATTTTCTTATCGCTTTTCCGTAAATGCTCCTACCGTCTCTGAATGTTTCATCAACGAAAGGAAAGAGTTTATCAACCAAATCTTTTATCATCGGTGGCGTTTTGGAGTCCCACAAATTATCAATTTGAGTTTTTTGATTTTCTTCTAGTTTTATCTCCTGTTTCTTTTTCACAAATTTAAATCTCCCTCTGATATTAATTCTTTTGCTTTTTGTATTATTATTTTTTTTAAATTTTTTATCTGCTTGTATCCCGGGCTTCTATTTTTTTCGGAAGTTTTGTATCCCAACATTTTGGCTACTTCTTGTTCTGTTTTGCTTTTAAGATATAAATTTTCGTAAACGATCCATTCGTTTATTTTGAGTTTAATCTTTAATTGCGTATTAAGTTTGCTAAAAAGCAAATCGAATTCAAAATCTTGAAGGGGAACATCGAGCATTTTTGGGGATGTGGTTTCCAGAGAGGCTGGCAGTTTGGTTTCATAGGCTACTTTTTTAGTTTTCTCCCATTGAGCATATAGGGGACAAGCTGGACCTTGAGAGCCGTATATGTAACATAAAGTGTCTGATTCTGCAGCGGCGCACTTAAGGCATGGGCGGCAATAATTTCCATAGTTATTCCTTATCAGATTTTTTATCTGGTTGGATATTATTCGGTTAACCCAAGGAGCCAGAGGTTTCGATTGATCGTAAAGATGCCATTTTTTGAAAACGTGGATTCTTATTATTTGAGACACATCATCAAAATCCATCCAAGCAAGAGCAGTAAGGTTCCACCTTTTTTTTCTTTTTTTGATTTCTAGGTCTATTTTTTTAGAACAATCTTCAAACTTTAGCTTTTTTTTTCTTTTTTTTGGCATCCTTAGGACTTCTTTATGCTCCCGGCGTCCTTTAAGAAGTCCTCTTCAATGGTACCTTTAGAATAACTCGAGTCTTTTTCTCGAACGAATGCGTTTTCTCCTTCTGCCGCACTGCCTATTATATCTTCCAGCTTGTCTTCATGTCCTTTATTGACATTTAATTCGAATTCCAGAGAAGATATACTGGTGGTGAAACCTTCCTCTTCGTCTTCCTCTTCGTCTCTGTCTATTGTGTACGCGGTTGTCTTTGCATATAATTTTCCACAACTACCGCAGAACTTAGGCTTATTAAGCACATAGGAGTATCCTGATCCGCAACTTTGGCAATATACCTTCATATTAGTGATTTACACTATATATTTTATAAAGAAATTTTTTTTTAACCAAAAAAAGTGTAAAATAATAAAAGCCATGGAAAAGATTAAGTTTAAAAATTCGGACGGAATAGAGTATGAGCTAATATGGAGAAGGCCCCATTACAAATACAACGCTGATGGTTTATGCTATTCTCCTGAACTTGATAACCCAAAAATCCTAGTTGACCCCAAATTAAAAAAAAGAAGGAAACTGAGTACTCTTATAGAAGAAGTGACCCACGCTTTTTTCTGGGAAAAGAACGAAAAAGAAGTGGGAAAGTTTTCTTCAGTTTTGGCGGGTTTAATTAATAAACAGATCAAATAGTTTCCCATAGCGCCACTTTGCTGACAATAAACTTGGTCAACTCTGACCGAACGATATCTTCCGTTGCAAACTCAAAAGTTTCGATTCCCATTTTTTTACTCTCTTCGTTATCAAAAATATGAAAAATTTTTTCAAACCCCCCTCTTTGACCATTTTTAAGGTCGCTTTGCATAGGATCAGCCAATATAAAGGCTCGAGAGAATTTTCCTATCCTTGTTAAAACAGTGACTATCTCCCTTATGGAACTGTTTTGGGCTTCATCCAACACCACCGCTTTAGAATTCCAACTCATACCTCGGGCAAAGTTTACGGGGTGAATGGAGACCCTTTTTTCTTTTTGGAGTTTTTTGACTGTTGTCTCGTGTAAAAGCTCATCCAATTTGTCCATAAAGGGTAAATTATAATAATGAAGTTTTTCGTCTGCGTCCCCCGGTAAAAACCCCAATCGCGAGTCAGAGCTTTCTACTGCTGATCGCATGTATATAATGTCTGAAACTTTACTGAGGTTAAGTAGATTCAGTGCGGAATAAACCGCGATAAGGGTTTTGGAACTTCCCGCTGGACCCTTGCATAAAATTACCCTAGTGCTTTTTTTAAGAGATATATCAATGAATTTTTTTTGTTTCTCTGTCCAGTTGAGTTCATCTATATAGAAAGTGTCTTTCGGTTTCAGAGTTTCCCTTTGGTGAACCCTCACTTTCCCGTCCAAAATTTCAAGGGCCTGAAAATCCCTTGTGCTCTTTACTTTCGGCATCAATTGTATTTTACACTAAATCAGTGTAATTGTTTAAGAAAAGTTATGAATGAGATTACCAATGTTATTTCTCAAGTGGGAGGCTTAATGGAGAAAGGGGGAATAACCACCGAACAAACCGAAAAAATCGCTCAAGACTTAATCGGAGAATACGGGTGGTTAGTGCTGGTTGGACTTCTTGCTATATTAGCGAAAGATACGATGATAAACTTTGTACAAGCTATAATGGTATTCGCCGGAAGTTCATTCAATAATGATGATATAATTTATATTTCGGGCCGTCAGGCTAGAATAGTAAGGGTTGGCGTGAGAAGTACTACCTTTTATATGACCGACAGAAAAACCAAAATGGTCGTTCCGAACGAACAGTTAAAACAATTAACCATTGAAAAAACCCTTTGCCAAAACGGATCGGTGCCTTACCTTATGAAGGGCGGGGACGAAGGTTTTATTGGATTCAGAGAAGTTCCCGTTCCACCCTCTCCGCTGGAGGTAAGGGTTGTTGATGAAGAAAAACCTCCCTCTAGGAGAAAATAATATGTTATGATTATGTGTAAGCAAATATTAGATATGAAAGAATCGAGAATTACATACAACGATCTTTGGGAAGACTTGAAGAAAGAGGAAGCTCTTGCAGACGAAAAAGCTGGCTATCCTCCAAAGTGCAATCCGGGATACGAAGCGACCAAAGACGGAAAAAAGTGCGTTAAGGTGACCAAAGCTTTACATAAGAGCGGAATACCTAAAAAGAGTTATTAAGTTATTTCTCTTATAAAAAAAGTGTAAATACATCTGTATGAAAAAGTACGTGATGTTAGCTTTGCTAAGCTCTCTAATAGCTTGCACAAATAAAGAAGCTACGCCGAAAGCTTCTGGAGATACTAACGTAGTCGAAGAAAAATCCTTCGGTCAGAAGTTAAAGGAAAAAGTAGTCAAGCAAGCCACAGAAACTGTTGTAGACAAAACAGTAGACAAAGTAGCGGAGAAGGCTAAAGACGAAGCCAAAGATAAATTACTAAAGGTTTTACTTCCTTAATGTAAAATATATCAAACTTCAGTCCCTGAAAAGCGACTGCCAGCCCTGATTCAAATAGATCAGGGCTTTTGGTATCTTTTTATGTGTAATTTAACCTAATGGCGTACAGGACGGCAAATTTATTATTGGATCAGGGTTCAACGTTTTCCACTACTATTACGGGATACGATGTTGATGGAAATTTGTTAAATTTAACAGGATACAGCGTCAGAGCAAAAATCAAAGCGAACTATAGCACAGGAACTTCCCTTGTCGATATCACAACTTCAATTCAATCTGGAACTGCCGGGGACGGATATGTAAGTGGTAAAATCGATTTATCCCTCACTGCGACCCAAACATCTGACTTAATGGCGAATGATTGGAGATACGACGTTGAGGTTTATAGCGGAATCAACGTCATAAGGGTACAGCAGGGGTTAGTGAGAATCAACCCGGAGATAACAAGATAATGCTTAAATGGTTAATTATTATATTGATGCTCCTGTGTAGCGCAGGATGTAAATCACCGTTAAAGGAGATAGATTTTTCCATCACTGGCCTTGAAGTGGAATTTTACGAACCGGAGGAGTCGAAGAAGAAAGAAGGTTTCCAGTCCTCGGGCGAGTGGAAGTTTTGGAATAAGAAAAAAGACGAAAAGCCTGAGCTCATGAACAGAGACGGGACATTCGGGCCTAAATGATATGAAAGATATCAATTCGGCATCAGACAATAAGTTCTGGTTTGATATGCCAGCTAGTCCAACTGGCCAAAGACCCTCCTCCCCCATTGCGGGACAAATAAAGTACGATACAACCGAGGATGTTTTAGAATATTATAACTCCTCCACTACCGGTTGGATAGCGGTTACTGGAGGTGGAGGCGGCGGAAGTTCTACTTATACTGGTTTAACGGATACCCCGGGAAGTTTGGGGACGGCTGGGCAGGCGGCTGTGGTGAATGCCGCTGGCAATGCTTTAATTTTTTCTGGAGTAAGTGGCACGATAGGTCCCCAAGGCCCGAGCGGTGCGACAGGGCCTCAAGGAGCGGCTGGAAACGACGGATCCGATGGATCCGATGGATCCGATGGATCCGATGGAGCGGCTGGCGCTACAGGCCCGAGCGGTGCAGTAGGCCCAAGTGGCGTAGCAGGCTCAAGCGGTGCAACAGGCCCAAGTGGTGCGACAGGTGCGGCAGGATCAACTAATTTCACAGGACTGACAGATACTCCGGGAAGCTTTGGAACTGAAGGCCAGTCAGTTGTCGTAAATACCGCTGGTAATGCCCTGATTTTTTCAGGAGTTAGTGGGGGCGGCGGCGGCGGAGGAAGTTCTACATTTGTTGGTCTTAGTGATACTCCGGGATCATTTACAGCTGATAAATATATTAGAGTAAATTCTGCAGGGGATGCTTTGGTGTTCGTAGATGGAGGTACTGGTGACGGGGTCGCATTTAGTCAGATTTATACTGGAGATGGAACCACAACGAATTTTGTTCTCACAAATTCCGTAAGCCATGTAAAAGATCTGCTGGTTTCGGTGGAGGGTTTAATTCAAATTCCTGTTGTCGATTATACTTTAACGGGAACAACCGGAATTTCGTTTACCGCAGGAGTAATTAGTGGAAATTTAATTGACATCCGCCATTTAGCTTTACCAAGCGGCGCGGCGGGTGCGGATGGATCAGTAGGACAAGGAATTGCATTTAATCAAACTTTCACGGGAGACGGAACCGGAACTCAATTTACTTTGAGTAGCGCAATTCCAAACGATTATGATTTATTAGTTGATATTGACGGCTTAACTCAAGTTCCCACAATTGATTATACAGTAAGTAGCACTACGTTAACTTTTACTACTGGCGTATTAAGTGGAGATTTAGTAAATGCAAGATATCTTTCTTCAGGGCCAAGCGGGGCTGACGGAGCCGACGGAGCAGCGGGGGCTACAGGCCCAAGCGGCACAGCAGGCCCGAGCGGCGCAACAGGCCCGCAAGGATCTCAAGGAGCGGCCGGAAACGACGGGTCTGATGGAAGCGACGGAGCAGCTGGCGCTACAGGCCCGAGCGGCGCTACTGGGCCACAAGGCGCAACAGGACCAAGTGGCGCAACGGGTGCGGCAGGATCAGCTAGCTTCACAGGACTAACAGACACTCCGGGAAGTTTTGGAACCGAAGGTCAGTCAGTCGTAGTAAATACCGCTGGCAACGCCTTGATTTTTTCTGGAGTTAGCGGAGGAGGGGGAGGCGGCGGAAGTTCCACTTTCCTCGGTTTAACTGATACGCCGGGAAGCTTTACTGCAAATAAATATCTGACTGTTAATTCTGCGGGGAGCGCAGTCCAATTTACATCTGCTAGCCCAACAGGGGGAGTTAAGTTTCATCAAACTTATACAGGGGACGGATCAACAACTAATTATCTTTTAGATGCTGAAGTTAACAATTCTCAAGAAATGTTGGTTTCGGTTGAAGGGCTTATTCAAACTCCAGTTGTAGATTACACAATGGCCGGGTCTACTGGAATATCGTTTACAACGGGGGTCACAAGTGGGGACGAAATTAGTTTTCGGCATTTGGGGGGTTTAACGGGTTCTCCGGGAGCTGCTGGATCCGTTGGAGCAGATGGGACGGTAGGATCGGGTTGGACCACAACTGATCAAGGATACTTCACGGGTTTTGATCTTACCGGTTCAGCAGTTGGGATTGTGCAAAACGCCAGTGGTTCTATAGCGGGACTCGATCTGGCTGACAACAAATGGGATGTCTCGATTATTGAAGAAACAGATTCTCAAGTAGTAACTGGTGACGCAAATTGGACTGATGTTGAATTACAGCTGCCGTTTGAGGGATCACATGGCGCGACAACAACGAGTGATGAAAGTGACGATAATAGAACCATAACATTAAACAGTAATGTCAGTATATCTACCGCTCAATATAAAATAGGAGCTAGTAGCTTGTATGTTGCCACAAGCAGTAGCGCGGCTGAAATAGGAGGGAACTTTAGTTTTACAGGTGATTTTACTATTGAATTTTGGGAGTATATTAGTACCAGAAAAAACGATCATTCATCTATCGCTTTTAACGCTACAAGCGTCAACGCTGCTTATCACAGCATTATGTATGGTTATTGGAATGGCGGAAGTACAGTCAGGCTTTATTCATCTTCCAATGGAAGCTCTTGGACCATGGCTAACAATCTGGTGGTAGGTGATAAACTAGACAATCAATGGGTGCATAGAGCTTTGGTGAGAAGTGGTACCACTTGGTATTCTTATCAGAATGGGACTCTATACTGGACTTCATCTTTGGGGTCTAACGCTTTAGCTACAACAAACCAATATCATTGGATAGGCCGGGGGTATGCTTCAACTTCAAATAGAACAAGTGACGCCTATTACGATGGCATAAGAGTCACTCCCGGAGTGGCAAGATATACGGCTAATTTTACGCCCTCGACATCACCTTATTATACTAGTGATACTATTAATATCGTAGATACCAAATACATTGGCCAAATCGGCGGTTGGGACGATACAGACGTCGACTACGGTATCAAGAAGATTTCCAATTCAGAACTTTCCGTCAAGAAGATGGGAGCTGATGTTAGTGATCGTCCGATAGATAGGTTATATGTCAATGTTCAAAAACTGGGAGCCGTTGGACAGGGGGTTGCGTTCAATCAACTTTATACAGGAGACGGAACGACCACTAACTATCTTCTTACTGATTACTATCTTCTTACTGATTCAGTTCCTAATACACAGGATTTGCTGGTCTCTGTGCAGGGTCTTATTCAAACGCCGAATATTGACTATACCATGGCTGCCAACACGGGGGTTTCATTTACTACGGGAGTTGCGAATGGAAAAGAAATCAGTCTGCGCTATCTGGCTTTGGGGCCAAGCGGTGCGACTGGACCGACAGGACCAAATGGTACTGGGGTTGGGGTTTCCTTTAGTAATATATTTACAGGAGACGGTCTTACTTCTGGTTTCGCTGTGGAAAGTTCTGTTCCGGAAGCTAAAGATCTTTTGGTTACTCTTAATGGTATTATTCAGCGTCCCACGGCCGATTATACTTTGGTTGGTAATACTGGGGTGTATTTTGATTCAGCGTTAACGAGTGGGTTCAATCTTGAAGCGCGATATTTGTCAATGGGTGGAACTGGTGCACCGGGACCAGCAGGTTCGGCGGCTTCATTTGCGAAAGATGTATTTACTGGAGATGGGGTTGTTTCTGGATTTACCATGGGAAGATCCGTTTCGAACATATTGGAGACCACTGTCTTTCTTAATGGGTTGGCGCAATTCCCCGATGATAATTATTTTGTAAATGGAACAAGTCTGACTTTCGCTTCTGGAGATATAGCGAGTGGAGATTTGATAATGGTAAGGCATGTATATTAAAAATGAGTTTAACAAAACCAACATTAGATAATTTAAGAGCGGCCGGAGCAACGGTGGGGGATGTTTATTTCCCGCTGACGAAACTGTTGCTGCCGTTTGATGGATCGAACGGAGCGACGACAACGAGCGACTTAAGTAATTCTAACCATACCGCGACTTTTGTTGGGAACGCTCAAATTTCCACAGCGCAAAGCAAGTTTGGGGGGAGCAGTTTATATTTAGATGGAAGCGGGGATGAAATAGACCTAGGATCAAGTTCCGATTGGAATTGGCCAACACCATCAGGCGCATCTGGCGATTTCACCATAGAATTTTGGCATCGTAGGACAGCAACGGTTGCGTGGGCTAGCTTTTTTAGCACATATGCCACAATTGGTGCGGCTGGTTTTATTTTTGGGTATCAAGATTCTACTGATAAGTTGGGATGGTACAACGGCACTTGGTATTACGCCAGCGGTAGCGGTAATACTGCGGTGGCTGTTGATACTTGGTATCATATAGTTGCGGTAAGGTATGGTAGTACCACCAAGCTTTATCTGAATGGCGTAGAGGAGCTTAGTTTTACCGATAGTGGTTCTTACGGTACTGCCAAGCTGTGGCTCGGTAGCCGAGGGACGTCGGCCTATGTCCAAGGATACATGGATGATGTTCGTATCACGAAAGGTTTTGCTCGTTACACTTCCGCTTTCACTCCTCCAACTTCTGCTCATTTGACTTCTGCCGGTGACGTCAACAAACAGATTTTAATCAATTCAACCGCCGATGGAGTCGCGATAGGAACCGGCGGCATAAACCAAGCACGAATTGCGAAAGCGTGGGTTAATTTTAATGGAACAGGAACAGTAGCGATAAGGGGAAGTTATAACGTAAGTAGTTTAACGGATGATGGAACCGGTAAATATAAAGTTAATTTTTCAACAGTAATGTCAGACATTAATTATTCTGCGGTTGTAGATGGAAAGTATTCGGAAAGTGATGATGCCCTATATAACACATTCGGTTCTCTTAGAAGAATAGCGACGGCCACTTCATACGTCGCTGTTAGGGGTGTTGGGGGGAACACGACGAGTACTTTCAGTGATATTACAACGTGCACTGTAATAGTTTTCGGGAATTAAAAAATGAAAGAATTTTTATTAAATGAAATTAAAGCAACCGGGACGACAACGGGCGACGTTTACTTTCCGCAGACAAAACTTTTGCTGCCGTTCGATGGAACGAACGGGGTGCAGACAACGAATGACTTAAGTAATTTAAACAACGCTATAACTTTCGGTAATCAAGCATCAATCTCGACGGCTCAAAGCAAATTTGGTGGATCGAGTTGTCATTTCGACGGTACTGGGGATTATGTTGATGTCGGTGGGTCTTATTGGCAGGACGCCATTAACAGTGGAGATTTTACCCTTGAATTTTGGTTATATGTAGATGCTCATGGAGGAACCAGCCAGTCTTGGATTAACAGTTACGGAAATAATGCTGCAGGATGGGGACTTTATTGTGGTCCAAATAGGAACTTGTATTGGTGGCATTATATAGGTGGATGGGGATATATAAATTATGCTCAAGGAAGTCGAACAGTTTTATCTCTAGATACGTGGCATCACTGCGCTGTTACAAGGTCAGGAAGTACTTGGCGAATGTTTTTGAATGGAACGCAGGAAGATTCCATAACAAACAGCGGTACTATAGGTACACAAAACGGTGCCATTCAGAGTGGAATACGTCTCGGAACAATAAATGTAGGTCATGATTATCCTGTTAATGGTTATATGGATGATCTTCGCATCACCAAGGGAGTCGCTCGTTATACGTCTAATTTTACTGCACCAACAATCGCTTTACCTACTGTCGCCGGTGACATCAATAAACAAATTCTTATTAACGAAACTGCTGACGGAGTGGCAATAGGAACCGGTGGCATAAACCAAGCGCGGATTGCAAAGGCGTGGGTAAACTGGAATGGTACGGGGACTGTCGCAATTAGAGACTCCTACAATGTTAGTTCTGTGTCGGATAGAGCTACTGGTAAATATACAGTTAACTTTTCAACAGCAATGAGCGATACAAATTATTCAGGAGCCGGTAACGCAGGATTCAATACTACAAACGGCGGGGCTGACAATTTTAATAGATGTCTACATTTTATTCCTTATACAACTTCCGCTGCTTACGCTAATAGTTTTATAGGAGATGCATCGAGCCCCTCACTTAGTGATTGTCACGTATGTACTTTGTTAGTTTTCGGGAATTAAAAAAATGCCATTTAATAAACCAGATATATCTCAGTTAAGCGCCTTGGGAAGCTCCTTGGGGGATGTTTACTTTCCACAGACGAAACTGTTGCTGCCGTTTGACGGAACAAATGGCGCAACGGCAACTAGTGATTTGAGTAATTCAAATCATACAATAACTTTTGTCGGCAACGCTCAAATTTCCACAGCGCAAAGTAAGTTCGGAGGGAGTAGTCTTTTATTGGATGGCACGGGGGATTATTTATCAGGAACTTTGAATTCCTCGTTAGGAGCTGGTAATTGGACTATTGATTGTTGGGTATTTTTACCAAATGTAACGCCAGATGATTGTTGGAAGGCTATCATCAGCATTGGAAACGGGCATAGTACCGCAGGTAGTATTTCTTTATATGCTCCCAGACATAATAGTACTGTAGGCTCAGCGGTAGTTATCCTTAATCAAGTTAATCCCGCCCTAGAGGGCACCACTAATATTAACGATAGTGCGTGGCATCACCTTGCGCTAGTTAAGAATGGTTCAACAACGAGCCTGTATGTAGACGGTACTTCTGAAGATTCATATTCTGATAGTCACACTTATTCTCAAACGAGCCTATATGTCGGAACTACTCCTAATTGTACGAGTGGTGGGGATTTTGAGGGTTATATTGATGATCTAAGAATCTCCCAAGGTGTTGTCCGTTATACGTCAAATTTTACTCCGCCAACAATTGGAAATCTGACTTCTGCCGGTGACGTCAACAAACAGATCCTTATCAACTCGACCGCTGACGGAGTTGCAATAGGAACGGCGGGGATAAACCAAGCGCGAATCGCAAAGGCGTGGTGCAGGTTTGATGGAACTGCAGCCGCTGCAAGTATGATAGACGATTCTTATAATGTGAGCAGCATGACTGATAATGGTACAGGAGATTATTCAATAAATTTTTCAACGGCTATGGTTAGCGCAAACTATACAGCATTTGGATCTGTGGGATCAGGATCTGTTGATACTTATGTTGGAACACTAATGCGACCTCAAACTTACAGTACAACTTCTTTTCGATTCAAGATGGGGTATACACATAGTACACCTTATGATTATGCGCAAAATTCGGTACTAATTTTCGGGAATTAAAAAATGAGAGAATTTTTATTAAATAAAATCAAAGCGACCGGGACTACGGCGGGAGATGATTCTTTTACGAAAGTAAAGCTTTTGTTGCCGTTGGATGGAGCAGACGCTGCAACTTCTACGGCTGATTCAAGCGATTTGGGACATACAATTACTCTCAATGGTACCGCCCAGTTGGATACGGCTCAAAAGAAATTTGGGACAGCTAGTCTTTTACTCGATGGTAATAGTGATTATTTAAGTGTAGCTGATCACACAGGATTTGACTTTGGTGCCGCCGATTTCACTATTGAATGTTGGATAAGATTTAATAACTTATTTAGAAATACTATATTCAGTCATTTTGCAAATAGCACATCAGCCTCTCAATCTCTTTATCTAACTCATTTTGACAGCAGTAATACTTTAAGGTTGGGATACCATTTAGAGGGGGGAAGCAACACTGACACAAGTTACTCTTGGTCTCCTTCTACGGGGACTTGGTATCATATCGCAGTAGAAAGAAGCGGCACAAACATTAAGGTCTATATTGACGGCACCGCGGTTATAACTTTAGCAGTTTCTACTACCGCTCTTCAGGCTTCGGAAGACCCATTTAGAATTGGTGTGTTTAATGACAACACTACTGGGAGTCCTACTTTGGATTGGTATTTTAATGGGTGGATAGATGATTTCAGAATCACCAATGGTCTTGCCCGTTACGCCGGTAACTTTACACCTCATACAACGGCTCATCTTATTGGGAGTGGAGATAATTCGAAACATATCGTAATGAACTCTTCAGCGGATGGAGTTGCGACGGGAACCCTAAAAGAGGACAATAATAGGATTGCTAAAGCATGGTGCAATTTTAACGGAACGGGGACCGTGGCAATTAGGACGAGTTATAATATAAGTAGCCTTGTGGATAGGGGCACCGGCCTTTACTCCTTAAACCTTTCAACCGCCCTAAGCGAAGCTGACTGCGCAGGTGCAGCGTCTGCGCTTGATCAAGATGCAGGAACTAACTCAACCCAGCGTAATAGAATGGTGAACGTTATACCAGAATCAACTACACTGGTGTATGTAAACACTTTTCATTTTACTAACGCAGATGATTGCGAGATAGTTTCTGCGATAATTTTCGGGAATTAAAAAATGAAAGAATTTTTACTTAACAAAATCAAAGCGACCGGGACGACAACGGGCGACGTTTACTTTCCGCAGACGAAACTGTTGCTGCCGTTTGACGGATCGAACGGAGCGACAACCACTACCGACGAAAGTAACACTAATGGAACTGCGACTTTTTATAACGGGGCTCAAATCTCAACAGCGCAAAGTAAATTTGGAGAAAGTAGTTTATATCTTGACGGAAGCAATGATTACATAGACCTTGCTGCAAATTCAAAATATGTCATAGCCGCAAACGCTGATTTTACATTTGAGTGCTGGATAAAGACATCTGTTAGTAGTAAGGATAATACTTTATATAGGCGTATATTTATGCTAGACGGACCGACTGGATCCGCAACTGGAAACTTACAAATTGCAATGTATAGTTCGGCAACTGGGATAGCAATAATAACAGGCTCAGGTTCATGGAACTTTACTGGAGGGTCAGATGTTGACGATGACAATTGGCATCATATTGCAATAGTTCGCTACTCTGGAACGGTAACTGTTTATATTGATGGGAGTATAGAGGGTAGTTTTGCTAGTACGGTCTCTATAACGGCAAACAGTGGTTCTCCTCGTCCTAGGATAGGTGCTTACAACAGTACTGCAGGAGTATTTAATGGTTATATTGATGATTTGAGGTGGACTAATTTTGCTAGATATACGTCAGCTTTTACTCCACCAACAACCGGGCATTTAACTTCTGAAGGAGACGTTAACAAACAGATCCTTATCAACTCGACCGCCGATGGTGTTGCGATAGGAACCGGAGGCATCAACCAAGCGCGAATTGCAAAGGCATGGGTGCATTTTGACGGGTCAGGAACAGTTGCTATTGATGATTCGTATAATACTAGTAGTATAACCGATAGGGGGACAGGATTATATAAAGTTAATTTCTCCACAGCTATGAGTAATACAAGTTATACGGCTTCAGGAACAGTTAGTACAGGATCAGACCAAGTGACCCCTTATGTCATAAGAGCCACTACATATGCGACCGACGGTTTTTCTTTCGCTGCAAATTGGTCAGGAACAAGTAGCACAGGGTATCAAGACGCTGATGATGCGACAGTAACGGTTTTCGGGAATTAAAAAATGAGAAAAGTTAAATTAAATAAACTTCAAGCAACTGGGACGACAACGGGCGACGTTTACTTTCCGCAGACAAAACTTTTGCTGCCGTTTGACGGAACAAATGGCGCGACGACAACGAGCGATTTAAGTAATAGCAATATTTCGGTAACCTTTGCAGGAAACGCAGCTATTTCCACAGCGCAAAGCAAGTTTGGAGGGAGCAGCTTACATATTCCTAGCTCCAACGTTGATACTTTAGATTTCGGAAGTATAAGTAGTTTATATTTTCCTAATGATTTTACAATAGAATTCTGGTTTTTATCTATTTCAGGAGCAGACTCCTCAGCGTTCATATTAAATTCGGGAAGCTCTTACCTTGCTATAAATTATGATTATGGAAATAGTAGAATTAATTTGTATTTAAATTCCGCTGGCCCAACGGCTATTAATAGTCAAGTTTTAACTTCTTGGTCTCACATAGCTTTGTCAAGATCGGGATCGGCCTTGAAATTATACGTTAATGGAACGTCTGTGTATTCAGCTACAAATTCTAGCGCATTAGGCTGGACATCCCCAACTTTGCATCGAATAGGGGGAGGCTCTGCGGCGGCGTTTTATATTGATGATTTTAGAGTCACCGTTGGACAAGCTCGTTATACGTCAAACTTTACCCCACCAACAACCGGGCATTTAACTTCCGCCGGAGATGTAAACAAACAGATTATAGTTAACTCCACGGCTGATGGAGTAGCAATAGGAACCGGCGGGATAAACCAAGCGCGGATTGCTAAGTCTTGGTGCAAGTTTGACGGGACTGGAACAATAGCTATAACTAATTCTTATAATGTTAGCAGCTTAACCGACGATGGGCTAGGTAGATGGAAAGTTAATTTTTCGACAGCAATGGCCAACGCAGATTACGTAGCGGTAGTTGATGGAAAATTCAATACGTCAGATAGTAGCGGAAGGGTTACGCCGTCTCTGAGAAGAATAGCCGGGAACGTAGCATATGTTGGAGTGAGAGCGGAAGGCGCTAACGATACTTGGTACGATTCTGATGAA